CCTTGTTTAGCAATCCTCTAGGTGGACTAAACAATCTAGGCGGTTTCAATGTTAGTAGCTTGGGTCTAAACAATCTAGGCGGATTAGGCACCAATCTGGGTAATCTAGGCAATCTGGGCACCATAAACAATTTAACTAGTATTACCAATCTGGGCAGTCTTACCAATCTCAGTGGCAGTTTAGGTGGACTTACAAAAAATCTTGGCAGCCTAACCAGTATACCTGGACTAGGTAGTATCGGTTCACTCACTGGCAGCCTGGGTAGTCTAGGCAGTATCGGCAATCTCGGCAGTCTGGGTAATCTAGGTAGTTTAGGCAGTGTTGGTGGCTTGTTTGGCGGTGGTGGTGATGAACTGGTGTCTGGAACCAAAGTCGCCGCCGGATTTACCAACACAGTGAATCGCGCCACAGTAAATGCCGCTGTGCAACGTATCCTGGGCAGCACCAAGATACCTGTGCCTAAATTTGAATATGCCTCGACTTCAGCTCAAGCGCCAGCCAAAGATGTATCGGCTGCACAAGGAATCTTGTCAGGCATATCCAGTTCCAGCAATCAAGGATTTGGTGCTACAGCCACAGGTTAAATACAATCATGCCAACCTTTATCGGATTTAACACTATCAATCAGAACAAGCACTTCACAGTGGTGGATTTCAATTTGATCAAGATAGATCTTCTAAACGCATTCAACATACGACAAGGTCAACTGCCAGGTCGACCTGCTTATGGAACCACCTTGTGGGACAATTTGTTTGAGAATCAAACTCAAGAAACCATGCAGACCATCTATGCCGAAGTACAACGTGTGGTATCCGGTGATCCTCGTGTGTATCTGAAATCAACCAATATATTTCCGCAAGAAAATGGTGTTCTTATACAGCTAGAATTGACCACAGTCAACAGCACTGATGCACAACTGCTGGCATTGTTTTTTGATCAATCGCAGGCCACAGCCAGCTACGTTTAACTACCCAGTTTATTTTATCCATAAATAATACAAATTGGAATAACACATGGCCACAACCACAAGACAAACCTACGTTTTTGGAGTCGAGGACTGGAAACGCATCTATCAGACCTATAGAGAAGCTGACTTCCAAAGCTACGATTTTGAAACTCTACGCAAGACTTTTGTGGACTACTTGCGCCTATACTACCCTGAAACATTCAATGACTACATTGAAAGTTCTGAATTTATTGCACTCTTGGATGTCATGGCATTCATGGGTCAAAGCCTTGCGTTCCGTTCCGATCTCAACAACAGAGAAAACTATCTCAGCACAGCAGAACGCCGAGACAGTGTGGTCAAACTGGCCAACTTGGTCAGTTATACACCCTTGCGTAATACCGAAGCATCGGGTTATCTCAAGGTATTCAGCGTAACAACCACTGAGAATCTTACCGACTACAACGGAATCAATCTAGCCAATATCACAGTGAACTGGGCAGACCCTACCAATCTAGACTGGCAGGAACAGTTCAATACTATCATCAACGCTACCTTGGTCAACACACAACGCTTTGGTCGTCCTGGAGCCGACAAAACAATCCTGGGTGTTGACACACAAGAATACACCATAAACTTGGTACCTGGCTACATTCCAGTGGTACCTTACACTTCCAACATCAACGGTGTCAACATGCCATTTGAAGCGGTCAGTGCCACAGCGGCCGGTGAGGATTATGTTTATGAACCTCCTCCTCTGCCCAACGGACAATTCAATATCTTGTTCCGTAATGATCAGCTGGGCTTTGCCAGTGCCAACACTGGATTTTTCTTCCTGTTCAAACAGGGCATTTTGCAAAATCAAGATTTTAATTTGACCGAGCGAATTACCAATCGTGCGGTAGACATCAACATCGAAGGCATCAACAACACCGATGTGTGGCTGTATCAGTTGGACAATACAGGCAACATTACCAGTTACTGGAAATCAGTACAAAATGTTTATGCAGCAGCCACCGAACAACTGGCCCCTGGCACACAAAATATCTACAGCATAGGTAGTCGAACCAATGATCAAATTACCTTGAACTTTGGCGACGGCATATTCAGTTCAATTCCGGTGGGCATCTTCCGTACCTATGTGCGGGCATCAAATGGCCTTACCTACATAATCAATCCTGCTGAGATGCAGAGTGTGAGCATTCCCATCAGCTATGTCAGTAGAACAGGCAACATCGAAACCATCACCTTTGTTTGTGGAATCACGCAACCTGTGACCAATGCCCAGGCCAGAGAAACCATTGCCGAAATCAAACAGCGTGCACCTGCTCAGTACTACACGCAAAATCGCATGGTCAACGGCGAAGACTATTCAAACTTTCCGTTTACTCAGTACAATAGCATTTTAAAAAGCACAGCGGTAAATCGCGCCAGTATTGGAACCAGCCGCTATCTTGATCTAGTGGACGGTACTGGCAAGTATTCCAGCACCAGTATTTTTGCTAGCGATGGTGCCCTATACGAAAGCAATACTCGCCCTACTTTCAAATTTAACTACACTACCACCAACAACATTTCTGATGTGGTATACAATCAGATCAATCCCTTGTTGGCTCGTGCCGGACTGCAACAATTCTATTATGCTAACTTCAACAGACCCAACCTGTCTGCACTGAGTTTGACCTGGCATCAGAGCACAGTCATAACCAATGAGACCACTGGCTATTTCCAAAATAGTCTAGGCAATCCTGTGGCCGTTGGATCATTTGCCAGCAATAATGCTCGTTTTATTACACAAGGCAGTCTGGTACAGTTTGGAGCTCCACCCGGCTACTATTTTGACAAAGAAAACAAACTGCAGGTAGGAAGTCCCACCGGGGCCGACGAAAAGCTGACCATATGGGCCAGCCCAACAGCAGTGTATCTTAGCGGAACAGCCCAAGGCCTGGGTAACTTGCCTTCAGGCATTGGACCCGTGGTGTTGAATACCTTTGTGCCAACTGGTGCTATTCCTTTGTTGGTTATTCCGGTGTTTGAAACAGATCTAGGAAGCACACTGGAGCAAACCATTGTAAATCAGATCTATCTTAGTCAAAATTTTGGATTGGGCTACGATAACTTGACAGCCACCTGGTACTTGATTACCCAGCAGAATCTGGCAGTGGGAGCTGACTACAGCACACAATACGCCCAGAATACATCTGGACAAGGGCTGGATGCAAGCTGGTTGATACAGTGTACCACCAATGGCACCAACTATACTGTGCAGAGCCGATCTCTCAATTACTACTTTGGCAGCGTGGCCGAAACCAGATTTTTCTTTTACACAGGCGACCCAATTTACGATAGCCGGACCGGAACAGTCATCAGAGACTATGTCAATGTCTTGAAGGTAAACAGTCAACCAGACAGCAATCTACCGCTCAATGGCGACAAGGTAATGAACATCATTGACCAACCTGTGCTGAGTGATGGACTAACAGATGACTTCCAGGTTGAAGTCAGTTTCAGCTACGGCTATGGTGATTCAATTCCATCTAATCCAGATTTTTTCAATGACATTGTAGCACCCAATGTTGACTCCAATCACAAACTGGTGTTCTTCCAGGCCACAGTGGACTTTGATAATTTACAACGATATCTCATGCTGAATCCTGGCATAGTCAACAGCGACTATGCTACCATAGTGGCCATACAGTTGAATCTAAGTCAGTACACCACAGGCCAGGTATTTTATGCTTACCAGGACCAGGTGTTTTATATCCTGACTCTAGACAGTTCAGGCAACTACACGTTGACTCCAACCGACACTTATTTGGCACTGACCGGTCGCCAAGGACTGTATTTCCAGTACCGCCACAACAGCCCCTTGACCAGCAGAATTGATCCTGGATCTACCAATATCATCGACCTCTATGTTGTGACCAATGATTACTACACTGCCTATACCAACTGGATACAGGACACTACCGGTACAGTGGTCAACCCAACACCACCTACCATCAATGAGCTGACCACAGCCTATTCGGGTCTACAAAGCTACAAGATGATCAGCGACAACATGATTCTCAACAGTGTGGATTTCCAACCATTGTTTGGTAGCAAGGCAGTGGATTCTCTCAGAGCCACAGTCAAGGTAATACAATCTGCGCAAAGCACTGCCAGTGTCAGCACAATTAAAAATTTAGTGGTGGCCAACATGAGTGCCTATTTTGATCTACAGAATTGGGACTTTGGTCAGACATTCTATTTTTCAGAACTGGCCGCCTACATACATCAAAACATTGGCGATGTGGTCAGCAGCGTGGTTCTGGTGCCATTGAATCCACAGAAGAGCTTTGGTGATCTGTATGAAATCCGTTGTGCGCCCAATCAGATATTTGTCAACGGAGCCACAGTCAACGATGTTGAAGTTATTACCGCTCTAACCAGTACCAATCTACAAACACAACCTGGTAGTGGAGTAATTTAATGGCCGCCAATGTACGCTCGGTAGATTTTCTTCCTGAAATATTCCAAACGCCGGTCAATGAACAATTTTTGGCGGCCACACTTGATCAGCTGATACAAGAACCGGCATTCAAAAAGAGTCAAGGTTTCATCGGTCAACGTGTAGGACCCGGAGTCAATGCCAA